GTGGCAGACAGAAGTTGGAGCGCGACGATTTCCTATTCAAGGCTGGGATGGAGATCGGCAAGCCCGACGAGTCCCAACTCCTGGCATACATGAGGGACGCGTTCGACAAACGTCTCCGATATATGGACCACTCGCACACGAAGACCTTAGTTGGGAGAGACAACGTTCTCAAAGAATTTTCTGAGTTTTAATGTAATACACATATGGGCGTGATAAACACTGGAAACAAAATTGGCACCACCCTCGCCGGTCTTCGACTCGTGATGGCGACCGTGTTCTCCCTCTCCTTGGTGGGTTCGGGCACAGCCTTGATTCTCAAAAAGAACAAATTCACCAAAAAGGTCAAAGGTAAGGTGACCTCCACGGAGTGCGACAACACGCAGTGCAAGGTGTCGTACGAATACACCGTCGACGGCAACGTGCACCGCACCGATGACTCGATCGCCCCACTCTCCCTAAAGGGGGCGAAGGCCGTGGACGTCTCGTACAACCCGGATATCCCGGGTGAGAACACCCTCCAAGTCGCACCGACGCGCCTCATAGGTTTGGCCATGTATGGACTCGCCCTTCTCGTCTTTTGTGTGGGACTCCTGACCTACATGGTCACGAAAGAAGTGAAGGGGGCGGGCACGGCGTTCGCCGCATTGAGTGCGTACAAGATGTTGACGAATTAGCCGTCTCACAGGGTGAGTTTTTTTTTCTACTGTCTTCATATAGTATATACATGGGTGGATTGAGAAAAATTGACAAAAAAATTAACATGAAAGTTTTTGCGAATGATATTGTCAGTGACGCAAAAAAACTTAAAATACCCCTCACGCGGCGCACGGTTGACGGTAAGCGCGTCAAACGCTCAATTCGGGAACTCGAGCACGCAGTTCGAACGAAAAAGGTGGACAGGTTAATGCGCAGAGAGTGGGCTGTATACAAAAAATCGAAGAACTATGACAAGGGATTTTATAACGGTAACAACATGAGCGCAAAATACAAGATGTTTTACAAGTTCGTGAGCGACCACTTTGGCAATAATTTGAATGGAACTTACTTCCCATCGAATAACGTATTCAGAATTTTTAGAAATTGGGAAAAACACCGAAACACCTCGTCGTCATTGAACAAGATTGCCAACGCGTTTTCGCGTGCCAAAGCGAACCAGAATGAGATGAACATTGCTCGAAACTCATATGAATGGTACGCGAACCGTGGGTTCGTTAATAAATAGGTTACTCCTTCGACGTAGTACTAACTTATTCATACTAAAATTACATTTTTAATATGAATAAATATGTGATATACCCACATATTTTTAGGCCGCCATCTGGTCTTGGACGTACCCCGCGGCTAAGACGCTCACTCCGACGACGATGAGTGCGTACAATTATTTTTTTACAAGCCACGCGCTTGAAGTGCCTTCGAGATCTTATTTCGCATATTCGTTTTGGGTGTAAATTTGTTTTTCAGCGCGACGATTTCATTGTTATTGATCAGTCCACGGTTCTTAAAATTGAGCAAGAGACGACTGCGATCGTTAGGAGAAGTCTTGTTCAAACGATTCAACACTTTGTTCATAATGTATTTTTTCATCGATTTCACAACGGCATTGACATCGTTGCGAGAAATATTACCCGGTAATTTTTCCTTGATTGCTTTGACCTCTTTTGTGAACTTATTCAAAGAAACATTCGATAAACGGGTTTTAATGTTCTTAATGTACGCACTCTTGTTTATGGTAACTTTTGGAGCACTTATCAACATCTTCACATTACGCTTGTCAAAATTACCACCATGTAAACGTCCAGTAGTTTTTCCTCTCATGTAGGCGTTTAGAGCCTTCTTCTTATACACGTGACGAATAGTGCCATTGTTTTTGAGATAAGAATTTCTATTTATGATTGCACGTTTCTCAGGTCGAACATTCTTCATTCGAGCATTCAAAAACGATTTATTGTAAAATTGCGTATTCTTGTTGATGCGATATTCTTTTCGCTTGAAAGTGTTGGTCATGAGTTGATACCATTCATCGGATGTAAAAGAGTAATAATTGGTGGAAGGTCCGTATCCGGATTGCACCGTAATTTTCTTTGCGTAATTTCCAAATCTATAACCCTTGTAACCCGTGTTTACGTTTCTATTATGATATATCTTCTTTTGCCTCTTGATGAACTCTTCAACAGACCCACTTATTCTAACATACAAATGTTCAATTTCACCTACTGTACTACGAACAAACGACTGAAGTAACGATTCGTCTATAGATAGGACTCGTAAATCACTCGGTGTTTGAGGAATTCTTTTTATTCGAGTGCCATCAAGCAAAAGTTCTTCTAGTGAATAAAGTCGCCATATGTCTACTGGAAGACTCTTTATTGTGCTCCCTCTCAAATCAAGATATTCTAGATTCCGGAGTTGCGTGAACCCTTTAGGCAGGTTAGTGAGTTTTGTCCCGGCCAAGTCCAGTGTTCTCAAATTCCGGAGTTGCGTGAACTCTTTAGGCAATTTAGTGAGTTTTGTCCTGGCCAAGTACAGTATTCTCAGATTTTTACACTTACCTATAGTAGTGGGTAATTCTCTTATCTTTGTGTCTATAGCATTTATGAATTTTAGGTTTGGAAGTTTGTAAATCCATTCAGGGATAGTTTTGATATCTGTTCCTGTCAGATCTAAGTCCAATAGTTGTTTCATTTTTTGAATGCGTTCTGGATCTTCAATAGTAGTTTTGGAACGGTTCTGGAGCCACCACAATTGTAAAGTTTCGATTAGCTTGTTATTTTTCTTGTTCAGTTTGTAAGTCATATATAATGTGAAATATAAATTTTTTGGTTCGTTAGATAACACCCCGACGGCGAAGATTGGCGACGGTTTTTTTCATTTGCGCGTTGCGCTTCTTTTCTTCTTCGAGTTTTTTACGAAGTCGAGCGTTGATTCGTTTCTGAACGTTGCGTTGATTCACGAGTCGTGCGATGATTTTCGCTTTCGTCTTCGAGATTGCGCTTTGTCTTTTCATTATATGTTATATACCCACATATTTTTAGGCCGCCATCTGGTCTTGGACGTACCCCGCGGCCAAGACGCTCACGCCGACGACGATGAGGTTGGACATGAGTTGGTGCTTTTGGGCGATGAGGGCCATGACGACGTCATCCACGGCTCGAATCCCCGTGGGTTTTTTCGCGATGCGCGGGACGAGGACGGCTATCGCTAGGTAGACGCCCATGGTGATGATGACCGGGCGAAGGTTTTCGCTATCGAGAAACATTTGTTTGTAATTACACACTATTTTAATTTTCGAATTCTGCGTTCATGCTTCTTCGCCTTGATGGCATCAGAGCACGTCTGATGTCGCCAAAACGCGTTCGCGTACTGCACGCACTTCGGGTCTGGGGTTTCCGTCTTGTAGAAACTCAGAGCCTCCTTTAAGTAAAAAAACCATCTCTTGTCTCGGGTGACTTGGATGGCCATGACTCGATTTTTAAGATTCCCCACCGATTGTGCTCAGATATAAGTCAATTTGGCCACGAAATTGTGGACACGCCTCGACTGTTTTTTTCGTCGTCGCGTCTTGCACGGCCAAGATGTGCGTCTTAAATTTTTTCAAATCCACCCCCGTCGCCTCGTGCACCTCCGACGGCGTCGCGATGTCGAGGAGGGCGAACAGGTACCCAGCCGCGTAATTCGCATGCAACGTCGCGACGAGCGGGGACGCGTCTTGTTGGCTCGCCGTGGCGTATCGAGCCGACTGTCGGAGGAGTTTGTCGATGTTCGACCGACGACCGCGCTTGCCGTTCTGGGACACCATGAGGGCGACGCAAATCGTGAAAATAAGGTACAAGAAGAGCATCCTCTCTATTACATGCCTAGATTTTTTGCGTGACGGAGTACGTCCACGTCGGTGATGTAGACGCCCCCGGGGGTGTAGTCTTTGAATGCGGCGCGCGCTCGCTCGCCGTCTTTGTGCTTGTTGTACGTGTTCAAGTTTCTGAGGTACGTCTTCGCCGTGCCAACGGAATACCCTCTCGGATGTTGATGAAGGAGCCACCATGCGCGCATGACGCCCTCCCTCGTGCTCTGTTTGAGACAAAACTCCTTCGCCGTCATCGCTGGACCCGCCTTGGGGCTGACTCCCCCGGGGAGGCGCATGTTTCGGAGAAAACGGTCGTACGCCAAGAACGCTCTAAACTTTTGGCCGTGGAAATCATCGAAGATGCGGGAACAGACGACGCGGTGGACCGCGCGCTTGTCTAACAGGTTAACTCCAGAGTTCGCGAGTTCGTGCAAATACGCACCAACCGTGGACGGTTTGTAGTGGTTTGCGACGAGGATGTTTTTGAAATGTCTGAGAGCGGCGGTGGCCATGGCGTGGTTACTTCCTTTTATAGTGGTGCATGTCTTTATTAAGATTTAACACGAGTCTTAACCAATGAAGATCACGTGGCCTAAAATATGTTTCGCATGTCAAGTACCGATGGACGTGGAAGTGACATTTGAAGACGGCGACGAGGAAAAATATTTTGACGAGTTCGTAGATTTCTTCCCCATGCCCCAAAATTTGCACTACAACGTCTCAGCCTTCCGGCGTTTCAATGATGGTAAATTTCACCCCTTGTGTAAGTGGTGTTTCGACAATAACAGGAAAATCGCGATAAATCCAAATGCCGTGAGGGACCGGGAGATTGGAAAATTTAAATTTGGTCCACCCACACCCAAGGGCACCACGCACGAGGAACTCGCACTCTTCGTCGCACAGTTGAGAGCGTACGTGAGGACGCGCCGGCGCCATGGCGACGTGTACTTCTGAGACCGTTCAAAAACTCACACACCTCCAACACGTGCTTCAACGGCCGGATTCATACATAGGATCGACGCAGCCCGTGGCCGAGACACTTTGGATCTTAGATCGTGAACATTTCAAACGGTCACTCGTCGTCTACTCCCCGGGGTTGCTGAAAATCTTCGACGAGATTCTCGTGAACGCCATCGACAGAAACAGTGTGTTCCCGAAGGATGTCACGCGCATCGCCGTCGACGTCAACGCCGAGGACGGTTCGATCACGGTGACGAACAACGGTCCACTCGGAGGGCTCGCCGTTCAAAAACACCATTCAGAAGATTGCTACAACCCTGAGTTGGTTTTCGGACACTTGCTGACGTCGACAAATTACGACGATTCGAAGAAACGAACTGTGGGGGGTCGAAACGGGTACGGGGCGAAACTTGCCAATATATACAGTCGTCAGTTTGGAATCACCGTAAAGGATGGAGTGAATAAGGTGCAATACACGCAATATTGGACCCACAATATGTCCGAGTGTTGTCCACCGAAAATGAAAAAATACACCCCCCAACAATCATCGGTGAGTGTGACGTTCACCCCGGATTACGCCCGTTTCGGTATGCCCGGCGGTATCGACGCCCACTTCATCCAGATCCTTCAAAAGAGGGTGTGGGACGCGAACGTGTGCACGTCGACCAACTGTAAGGTACTGTGGCAAGGTGAGACCCTCCCGAAGCAAAAGTTTTCAGACTACGCGAAGATGTTTCTCCCGGAGGGCACGTCCGTGTTCTCCACCGAGGAAGACCGCTGGTCGGTGTGCATCGCACCCTCCCCCGATGGATCCTTCGATCAAATTTCTTTCGTGAACGGCATTTGCACAACCAGAGGGGGCGCTCATGTGGAGTATGTGTGCAATTACGTCGCGAACGGTATCATCGCGGAATTGGCGAAGAAGATCAAATTGAAACCCTCCCAGGTGAAAAACACGTTTTTCGTCTTCGTCAAGTGCACCCTCGAGAATCCCACGTTCTCTTCGCAGGTAAAATCCGAGTGCACGTCCAAGGTGGCCGAATTCGGGTCGAGGTTTGAACCCTCCCCAAAAACTTTCTTCAAGAATGTGTTGAAAACTGGAATTCAAGATGAATTGTTGTTATTGAACAAATTCAAAGAAATGAAGGAACTCAAAAAAACAGACGGAGGTGCGAGGAAATCAAAGATTTTTGGAATTCCGAAATTGGACGACGCCAACAAAGCGGGGACGAGCAAATCCAAAGAGTGCACGCTCATCGTCACGGAAGGGGACTCCGCGAAGACGCTCGCCGTGGCCGGTCTCTCGGTCGTCGGTCGAGACCTCTGGGGCGTGTTCCCACTCCGGGGAAAGTGTAAGAACGTTCGAGACGCCTCGGCGTCCTCTCTCACCGCGAACAAGGAATTCGCAGACTTGAAGAAAATCTTGGGCTTGGTGCAAGGAAAGGAGTACATGGACGTGAGTGAGTTGCGATACGGTCGTTTGTGCATCATGACCGACGCCGACGTGGATGGTTCACACATCAAAGGTTTAATCCTCAACATGTTTGAATATTTTTGGCCCTCGTTGCTGAAGATCGGTTTCGTCGTCTCGATGGTGACCCCAATCATCAAAGCCACAAAAGGGAAGGAAGAGATTTCTTTTTTCACCGATTCCTCTTTCAAGAGTTGGTTCAGCACGCACCAAATTCGAGGGTGGAACATTAAATATTACAAGGGGTTGGGGACGTCCACCTCCGCGGAGGCGAGGGAATATTTCAAGTCTATCAAAAAACTTCTCGTGTGCTTCGACGCCGACGAGCGCACGAATCAGTCTTTGGTGTTGGGCTTCGACAAAACGAGGGCGGACGATCGCAAGACCTGGCTCCTCCAGGCCGCGACGAAGGCACCGCAAGAGTTGGAGGTGCCTTACGGACAGATTGAACGTTTGGACATTTCAGATTTCATTCACAGAGATTTAGTCAACTTCAGTCTGGCGAACCTTCGAAGAGCCATTCCATCCATGGTGGATGGGTTAAAACCGTCGCAGAGAAAAGTCATACACGCATGCCTCCAGCGAGGACTCACGAATGAAATGAAAGTGGCACAGTTGGCATCCTACGTGAGCGAGAAGACGTGCTATCACCACGGAGAAGTCTCCCTGGCGGAAACGATCATCAATTTGGCGAACGATTACGTCGGGTCGAATAATTTTAATCTACTCGAACCATGTGGACAATTCGGGACCAGACTGATGGGTGGGAAAGACGCGAGCGCGACGAGATACATCTTCACCAAACTCGCACCGGGTACGAGGAAGGTGTTCGACCAGAGGGACGACGCCGTGCTCTCCTACGTCGAAGACGATGGCAAACGCATCGAACCGGAATTCTTCGTCCCCACCCTCCCCTTGATTCTGGTGAACGGCGCAGAGGGCATAGGGACCGGATTCTCGTGCAGCGTGCCCCCGTTCAACCCGGAGGTGTGCAAGGAAAACATTCGTCGCGTGCTCTGTGGAGAGGAATTACTCGAAATGAACCCGTGGTGGCGGGGATTCAAGGGTGAGGTGTCTCGTCACGGCGACCACTGGCTCGTGAAGGGGTGTTGGGACGAGGCGACCGGAACCATCACCGAACTCCCACCCGGGCTGTGGACGCAAACGTTCAAGGAACACCTCGACGCCATGGTAGAATCCAAAAGAATTACCTCCTATGTCAACGATTCCACCGTCGAACATGTTCGCTTCACGGTCGTGGGGTGGAAGGGTCAGGATTTCGCCTCTGATTTCAGACTCGTGAAAACCATTCGAGTGAGTAACATGCACCTGTTCCACCCGCACCAAGGGATTAAAAAATACGAGAGCCCAGAAGAAATATTAGTGGACTACGCACACGTGAGGCTTCACTATTACAATCTTCGAAAGACAAATCTCATGCAAGAACTCGCGGCCAAGGCTGCAGTCCTCAACAACAAAGCCAGGTTCGTCTCCATGGTGATTAACGGCGAACTCCACGTCTTCAACCGAAAACGCGCACTAGTTGAAAAAACTCTCGTCGACTTGGGGTTCCCCGACACGGACTATCTCTTGAAGATACCATTCGAACAGACCACCGAGGAAGCGGTGAAGAGCATGCACACCCAGGCTGCGGAGGCGCAGGGAGAGGTGGAGGTCCTCCGCGGCATGACCGCCGTGAATCTTTGGGAAAAAGATCTTGCTTTACATTAGAATGCCCGGAGAAGCCGCACGCATCGCCCTCGCTTCACTGTGTGGCAAACAGGACACGTATCTGGTGTCTAAGGCTCCGAAGGACTCGCCGTTCTTCTTCGACGGTCGAAAACTTAGTCACTCTAACTTTCGTAAATATCACAGAAGCAAAACCGTCTACAACCCGAACACCGACGCGAATTGGCCGTTCGGGCAACAATCGATCAAAGTGCGCTTCGACCCGATGCAGATGGGCGACCTGTTGACAAACATGTGGGTGAGACTCACGATGCCCGGGTTGGCGTCGTCGGACGACACGTACGCCGACCAATTGGGGAGACACATATTCAAAGAGGTGAGAATGCGCGTGGACGAGGTCGACGTGGAGACGTTCTACGACGATTGGGGGGTGATTTACGACGAGTTGTATCTGGAGATGTCTGAAAAAGTCGCCAATCGGTTTCTCGTGAACAGATCGCTCGCCTACGATTCGAGCGACCTCAACAGCACCATCTCCACCTCGGAGACCGAACTCTTCATCCCCCTCAATTTTTTCTTCTCGAGGAAGTACTCCGGGGACGAGTACGCACAAAATGAACCGGACCGACCGTACTTTCCAGTGTGTTGTTGTCACAAACAAAAGATCGAATTCGAATTCGTATTTCACAAACAAACCTTCTTCACCGACACCTCGAAAACGCTCACCGTGCCCAAGTTTCACATCGTCACCGAGGAAATCACACTCGAGCCCGAGGAGCGCATGTACTTTATGAAGAATGGACAAACGCTGGTCACCGATCTCGTGTACCGCCACCCCTCCGCGCAGACGGAGAAAGGGAAGACGAGCCTTCGCACGAATCTCGTCCCGGACCAACCCGTCAAGGTCCTTCACTGGTTTTTCCGAAACTCAAAGTTCGAGAACGAAAACGTCACCGCGAACGGTGAAACCGAGGAAGGTGAACTCTACACCCAAAATAGGTTTAATTTCTCCTCCAATGTGAATTTCGATCAAGTGTACTCCTTCTTTGCACCGGTGATGGATGAGGCTAAATTTTACCTAAACGGCGAAAAGTTTCCCAATTCTACGCAAACTGGACACCTATATTACAAATATCTAACCCCAATGCGGCGGTATCTCTCTCGCCCATACAGGAACGTCTACACACACTCCTTCGCCGAATTCCCACGGAGGGCGCAGTTCTCCGGGCACCTCGATTTCTCGCAACTCAAGGGGAACAAAACCGCGGTGGAATTCACGTTTGAACCACTGAACGCGGCCCAACAGAACCTCCTCGCCGACGATGTCTATACCATGCACATGTACTACGTCGGATACGAGGTGTTCGTTTTCGAGGGAGGCAAGATGCGCAAACTCCTCCAAAGCGAGGAGAAGAGGAGGGACGAGGAGGAGGAGACGACACCGCGCGAGGAAAATCCAGAGGAAATGTCGGAACCACCCACCGGGCCTCGGAAACCGACGCCTATTCAAACCTCTTCCTTCTTGAATAGCGTGAGGCGATTCGCCTCGATGTAATCGATAATCTTAGTACTGATGCACCACTTTATGAAATTCAACTGCGCTATCGTCGTGTGTAACGTCTCACCTGACCCTGGCACGACGTAATCGAACTTTTGTGCGCGCGCGAACGGGTCGAACAGCGTTTTCGAATAACCGTTCAGGGAGGACTTGTACAGGCAGTGCACCGGAACCACCTTCCCCTCCGCCGTGGTGAAACTCGTGTGATGCTTCTTCGAGTAATTACATATGAACCACTCGATGTTCCTCAGGGAGATTCCAGATTTTTTGTTGAGAATGTTCAGTAGCGTCGTTCTGTGGGCTTCATCGGAATAAAAATTGTTGATCGACTTTAATAAAAGTTGTGACTTACTCATTACAATAACATATCCCCCAAATCTCTAAGTGCGTCACCGTTGGGATTACACGCCGGACAACCCGCGTCGAAAGGGATCGACTCCGGGTGGGTGTGCCCACTCATGCGTTGGATCACCACGGGTTCGACCTTTTTCTTTTGACAGTAATGTAGATTGCAGTACCCCTCCAACTCCCTCTTCCCGTTTCGCGTGCACCGCTGTCCGTTCTGTTTCACCCCCCTACACCTCCCGTGCTCACCCACCTCCGGGACGTCCGCCAGGAGGAGTTGCATGGGGATGCTGTATTTTTTACTAATGCGCTCGAGGAACGTCGCCAACTTCTCCTCCACCTGCACGTCCACCTGTGTGCGAATCTCCAGTTGCATCGCCTGTGACAACGACTCTTGCACGCGCTTCTTAAACTCGTCATCCAGGCGCCTTCGAACCTCATCGTCGATGAGTTTGTCAATCTTCTCGATCCGTGGATTCATCTCGTTTCTGTGTCTGTGTGTTACAATGAGAAACAGTTAAGGCAAAACGCGAGCCCTTTCTTCGAAAGCCTTGAATAGTGAAGTTATCGTGGTTTTTTGTTTGGGTGCCCTCTTTTTTTTAGGAGGCTTGTACCTCTCTATAATCTCTCCGAAAATTTCCTGTTTAGGATCTTTCACCAAAGGTTCCACCAAATCACAGACCGGATTCAAGAATTTGTTCATGAAATAGTAGTGGTAATCCACAGGCACGCCATGCTCCTCCACGTATTTCGGGTCCTCGGCCTTTTCGTACGCCTTGGCTTTGGGATCATCCGTTTTTGTGAGTATGTAAGGCACCCGGTCACCCGACTGCGGCTCTGAACCCGGGGCGCGGTCTCTGATCTTGTTTCGCACCTGGACGTGGGCGAGGTTTGGGTTTTTGTATGAATCCGCGAGGGATTGCGAGAGGATGAGTTCGTCGTTGGAGACGTCGCCCGTGAGTAACTCCATCGCCCGCTCTCTCGCCAGGTCGATGGCTGCTTTCGGATCGGAGGACGCCAATATGCAATCGAGGACCTCCTTGAGCACGCGGCGGACGTGGGGGGTGTTGTCCCTTCGGACGAGTTGCAGACCCTTGACATCGATGTATTTGAACTCGACCCGTCCAGATTTCCCCATCTCCCACAATTTGGCGGCGTATCTTTTCTTGGAGTACAGAAAATACGGACAGTACACTTTTTCCAACTCCAGATCGTTCGGTTTTTTGAAAAGGGCGGTGCACTCCTTGGCCGCGCGCTCACCTAGTTCCCACGAATAGTCCAACGCATCCTGACCTGTGCGCCCCTGGACGTCAAACTCCACCATAACGGAGTCCGTGTCGCCATACCTTACCTTTGCACGAAAGTTTTCTTCCACGTAGTTTTTCGTCTCCTCAATCATCGACCTCCCCTTGGACGTGGTCGTCGACGCGATGGCCATGCACGGTAACATCCCCTTCGACGCACCAGTGAAACCATACATTGAGTTCATCGACACTTTAAACGCGAGTTGTTTACCGTTATACACGTCCTTCATGAACCCCGTCGCGTTGGCCATGTCTTTTTTCGCCTTTT